AGGCGCTCTTGCTAAAGGTGCACAAGCTGGTAATTATGGCTTAGCGCAAAGCATTGTTACCAATAATCCATACACAAGCGCAACCCTGGATGCTCCTCAAATTAGGTTTGGTTGATCATGGCATTAAATTTTGGCGGCTACGACAACAACACCTCATATGGTGGCCCTATCAATGTAATGGGTTTTGGCCAGGCACAAAATCGTCTGGCTGGTAGTTATTTAGATCCCGAAAGGCTTAATAGTTTCTTAGGAGCTTTTGGCCTCAAAGATGACGAAGAAGCAAAAAGAGAGTTAGCTAATACCGCTTTCTTGGGAAGTTTGTTGGAAGGTCAAAAGCAAAGCCCAGAAGAGATTGGTAGAATTTTTGAACAAATTGAAGGCCCATTACAACGTATTGGTGAACAAAAACAAAGGTTTGGTTTACAATCAAATTTAATTGGTGCAGGTATTAATGCCATTGGCCAAATTCCTCAAACTATCAATGCAATGAGGGCAATTCCTTTGCAAAGCCTAGCTGCACAAACTCAACAATTACCAAGTACTTTCGCCGCTTATGGTAATCGACCAGTATTTGGTTCTGGCATCCGTTCACGTTTAGGGAGGGCCTAATTATGTTTGCTCCGATCTCCAGCTTCATGGCTCCTAGTTTTGGGGCAGCTTCCCTAGGTTCCTCTGCTGCGGGAGTAGGCTCTGCACTTTCAGGTACAGGTGCATTGGCCGGTGCAGGTGGTGCAGCAGGTGGCCTAGCTGGCCTAGGTGCAGCCCTTGGCCCTATTGGATGGGCAGGACTAGGTTTATCTGCCCTTGGTACTGCAGGTCAATTATTTGGTGGTGCGCGTGCTGCTGATCAAGCTCGTGAACAAATGGAGAAAGATAGGGAATATGCATTTGGTAGTCAACTTTTTGCTCAGGAATTTCCTCGTTATCTTGATTTCAAAGACACTAAGCGTGAAGTTGCCTTAATGAATTCTCCTGCCTATAAACAAGCGAGAGGATTCGAGGGAAGAATGGATACATTTGACAAGATGGCAGGTAAATACGGCCCTGCAATGGCACGACTTACTTCTGGTTCTTTTTACGGGTAATTAAAATGTACGGCGACGAAGCAATTATTGAAGGTATTTTAGGTCGCTATCAAGGTGGCAGAAAAAGACCTTTCATTAGAGGTTACAAACAAGCTATTCAATTAGGCCAGGAATCTCCTGAATCTGCAGCTGCTTCTTTCCTTGCTGAAGCAGATGTATACGGCTGGAAATCAGGCAAAGCACAGAAGGCAGCACGTAAACTAGCAGGTAAAAAAGCTCGTGCTATTAAACCAGGGCGCTATCGTTCCCTTGATCCTTTAATTGAAAGTGGTTACGAAACACTCCTGGGGCGTACACCAACTTTTGATGAACTCGAAAGCTTTAAAGGCCTCGCTGGAGCACGCCGCATTAGCCCTAGTGATCCAGGTGCATTTTCTGCTTTCCTTAGTGACACCATCATGGCATCACCTGAAGGAATGGGTAAAATTAAGACGGAGCAAGATTATTTGTTTGAAGCAATGTACGGTCCCATGGGACGTGATCCAGAAGGTTACCTGAAGCGGGGAACATTTAAATTTAATCCAGCCAATGTAACAGCTGTTAAGTCTGCTATGGGTAGTTGATTTAAAATGAAAAATAATACTTTATAGATATGGCACAAAAATCGGATCCGTTTGCTGCCTTGTTAGCCAGTCTCCCTGGCGGCAATGATGAAAAACCTAAAAAGAAGAAAAAAAGCGGTGGCGGAGGAAACAACAATAAAAATTCTTCTGCAACTATAAAAGGTGTAACTGTAGGAGCAAAGCTAGGCCCTGGAGAAATTAGAGACATCGTAGCAGCTTCTACCTTAACTCCTGAACAGGTAATTACTAGGGCAGAAAACAGGAATATTCCGCTTAGCACTGCGGCGCAAACCTATTCCTCTACTCTTACTCCACCACTTGATTCGGCTACTGCAACAACCTCCGCAGGAGCTGGTACCACAAGCCAATTTGGGGGTTCCCCAACTGATGGAACTCTTGACATTACTTCATCTGAACTTGCGTCAGCAACGACTGGTTACGAATGGGATACGCGTAAAGCAATTGCGCAGTTACAAGAAGCAGGTGCAACCGAGCGTTTAAAGTACGAAGTTGATAACCGTATCCCCTTAACAGAAGCTGAGTACAAGGGAAAGATCGATCTACAGAAAATTGTTAACGCAGGTAATAGAAGAGTTGCTAATATCCAAAGAGGTTCCCAAATGTTTGCAAGCATGATGGGCGCATTTAATTTCTAAGTTAAATGCATTAAAATTAATTTGTAGAGCTTGTAATTTTATGTCTTACTCTATTAATCTCGGCCAAGCAGCTAGCCGACCATCGCCATCTGCTGCGGCACTCCGTGGTGCTGGCATGGGCGCGACAGAAGCGCAGCAACTGCGCGATCAAATGCTTGAGCGTCAGTATGGCGGTGGCATGAGCCGCGCTGAACTACAAGACTTTGAAACCCTTCTTAGCCGCCTGGAAGGTTCTAAGATGCGTCAGTCTGCACAATCAAACCGTGCACGTCAGCGCGATACCTTCGCCGCAGGTCTTGCTGGCATGATGGGTAATTTCTGATCTAAAGTAAATCAATAGCTCTATGTAGATAATGCCAGTAGATAATAAAGACTCCGGTGAAGAATTTGATCTAAAGCGTTATCGGCAAGCGGCTGATGTTGCTTACCGTTACGCCAAGGATAGGATCAACCGTGAGCGGTCTACTGGCACTACAGAAAGCAAAGATCCTTTTGGTGAAAAGCCCAAAGATAAAACAGATAAACAGAAGGAAGATTAACCATGCAAGAAGAGCCGTTTTATTTTGAAAGCGCAGAAAATCCTGATCCGTATGATCTATTCTTTGATGAGGATAAAGCGCGTAAAGCTGCTTCAGCTGTTAAGATCTTCCAAGATGTATCTGTTGGCTCATCTAAGGAAAAGATGAGAGAAGCTGGTACCCAAGAAAGGGAAACTATTGGTAAATCAGGTGAAGAACAAAGAAGGTCTGCAGAGCAAGCACAGCGTTTCGGCGAAAGCGACGAAGCCCGTGACTACAACCAGGCACAACGAGCATATCGATATTGATATATTTGATCGTTGGCTAGACAACTTAGATTCACCGACAGAAGAAGCATTTAAATCTTTTTGTGCAGAGAACTTCTCTGTGATTGAATGTTATCTTTATGCCAGATTTTTGCGTTACAACGGAAGCATCACTGGTTGTGATCATTGGTTGAATAAAAACTATCCAAAACCTGATCACAGGAAGGTCTTGTTGTATGAAATTGATGAAATGCAAGAAGACATCCGCAAATTAAGGCAGGATGTTGATAATGGCCTTGTCAAGCGTGATGCTGGTGTGGCACGTATTGCATCAATGCAAAAAGAGTTACGTGGTACCATTGCTCAAGTTGAACTCTCCACTTCAATCAAGGATAAAAAAGGTTTATTGATGGCTGGTGCTGATCGCGCTATCCGCGAACTAATCACTATTTTTAAAGATGACCCAATTGAAATTCCCTTGGAAGAAGCATCAATGAGCGTTTGGTCCCACATGCAGTTAGAAGAATAATTCACGTAGACTAATAACATGAGAAAACCACCTCCGCAACCTCCAGAATATGGAGAAAATATTGCCGGACGTTTGTTTGAAGTTGTTCGTCAATTAAATAAAAACCGCGAACAATCAGCTGGTATCAAGAAACCTACTTCTCTTGATCCCAAGGTTTCTCGTGGCCAAGAAGTAATGAATGCTTTATTAGATAACAAAGAAAATGAGCAAGAACAAAATGCCGCCCCAGCTCCTGGAGTACTTCAAAAAGAAGGAGGCCAAGAAGGAGGACGGCAGCGAGATGTCGGACAAGGAGAAGCGGAAGGCCGCTTTAGAGAAAGCGAAGAAGTACAAGGAACAAAAGAAGAATCGCAAACGGAAAGAAGAGAAAGAGGACGAGGACGACGAATGAGTTAGTATTTATTTATAACGAATGAATACTAACTGTGCCTGCTTATCAACATCTTGCTTATAGACGTAATGCACAAGCTGCTGCTCGCAGGCAACAAATTAGAGTTCCACGAAACCTTGAATCCCTGGAAAAAGCAAGGGATGATTTTGGTTTCTTTTGTGAGTATGTAGCAGATAAACCACCTGCCGAGCATCATAAAGAATGGCATCGGCACTTTGTAACGCAAGAAGATAGTAGTTGTTTAGTAAAGATTGCTGGACCCAATATTGATCTACTGGCTCCACGTGGTTCAGCCAAATCAACCATCCTTGGATTGTTTACTGCATGGGCCATTGGTGTACACACCATGGCAAAGAAACCACTACAAATTCTTTATCTTTCTTATACGGTTGATATTGCACGTTCCAAGTCAGCAACCATCAAACGAATTATTGAAAGCAAACGATATCAAGAAGTTTTTCCTAAAGTACGTCTTCTCAAAAACGTAACCAGTAACGAGTACTGGTCTATTGACCATAAGTTTGCTGGTATTGATACCACAGGTGAAGAGCAATTTACTTTATGCGCAGCTGGCCTTAAAGGTTCGGTGACATCCAAACGTTCTCACTTGGTAATCATTGATGACGCGATTAAATCAGCCGCTGATATTGCTAATCCAGATATCCGTAAGCAGATGCAGGATAACTGGAATGCTGTGATTGCACCAACCATGTTTGAAGGAGCACGTGCCATCTGTCTTGGTACACGCTTTCGACATGACGATATTCATTCAACTACTTTTAACCCACAAAACAATTGGATGCAGATTGTGTTGTCTGCCATTCTTACCGATCCCAAAACAGGTGATGAGATTTCATACTGGCCAGATATGTGGTCATTGGATTATTTAAAGGAAAAGAAACGACAAGCACCTATTGCTTTTTCTTTCCAGTACATGAATCAAATCGTCAGGCAGAATGAACTATCCCTGGCGCCAGAACTTATTGTTAAAGCTGAGATCTCTACGGAATTTGACACGCTCGCTGTAGGGGTTGACTTATCAGCTGGTACAAAAGAAAAAAATGATTATACTGTTATGGTTTTGGGCGGTCGTATTGAGGATCGCATTCATGTTATTGATTACCGCAGATTGCGAGTAATGGGTAATCTTGAAAAACTTGATGCACTTAAAGAATTACTTAATGATTGGTCCATCCTTGGACGCGATGAACAAGGTAATTACTTCCCTACTTATTCCACCTGCGATATCTACTCGGAAGCTGTGCAGTATCAGGCATCACTGGAAGCCGACTTTAAGCGCGTTTGTTTAAACAATGAAAATCTTTATAACCTAAATTGGCATCCTGTCAAAGGATTCCGTGCAGATAAGCTGGCACGGTTCCGTGGTTGCATGGGTATGTTTGAAGATCGCAAGATTATTTTCAATCGTTATCGCAACTTTACTGCAATGTTTGAAGAGCTTACCAACTTTGGTGTTAGTAGTCATGACGATTGTGTTGATGCTTTGGTTTGGATGATTAACGGATTAATGCGAAAAGGTAAACTTCAAGTTGATTACTAACTTTTAGAATAGAAAAAAATACCAATATTATTGTGGGACCTGAATATATCGCAATCGGTATTACAGCAGTGGTTTCTGCTGTAACTGGTGGTAGCTGGGTGGCAACCAAAATACTTGGTCGCCAAGCAGAGCAGATCCAACAAGTGTTTAATTATGTTGGATCGCAAAAAAGAAGGATCGACATTTTGGAAAATGATGTAAAGCGTATGCCTTTGGAATACGTATTAAAAGTTGACTTTCTTAGAGAGATTCAACAGATGCACGACAATCTTAGCCAAATCAACACAAAGCTTGATAAACTAATTGAAAAACTATTGGAAGTAAAATGAATTGCGTCATCGAAGTGCAAGAAGATAATAATGGTGATTGTTTCATTACGCTTCCAGATGAGGTACTAGAAGATCTTGCCTGGCAAGAAGGCGATGTTTTAAACTATGATTTCCGTGGCAATGGTATTGTCATTACCAAATTAAATGACATGAATGCATATGAAGTTATAGAGGATTAGAATAAAAAAATTGGAGATGATTAAAAATGCGTTTTAGTGGATATCAAAACGTGCCGGGCGCTCCAGGGCAAGCAGCATACCCTGGTATGAACCCAATGATGATGGCTGGTAACCCTAGCTTTGATATCAACCGTGGCGCAGGAGCACTTGGCGGACGCTCTGGTGAGCAACTGAAAAGATTATATGAAGGCGGTACACAACAGAATCAACAACTAAATGAGGAATTACGTCGCCGTGGAATTATGCCTGGTGGACCACAACTTCCCTTAGCTTTTGGCATGGGTGGTATACCCCCTATGGGCAACGCTGGTGCAATGAACATGCCGATGACACAAATGCCGATGGGATTCCAGAACAAAACTGTCTCCTAAAGCTGCTACTATTTAGAAAAGGAGAATAATTAATGGCGGACGCTAGAGCCCGGCTTCAAGAAATTATCAATGCCTATCTGGATAAAGATAGCAATATTGTTGTTGATACGGGCATTGTTGCGTCTCACATAGCACAAATGAAACTTTTTGGCATCCGCCAAGGAGTTGAATTCTTTGCAGGCCAGGATAACTTTGGTGCTCAACGAAAGGACTTTATTGATCGCGTACTAAAGTACAACAAGATTGATACCCGCTTGGATTCCATCTGGGAATATTTTTTATGTGATGGAAAAGGTCTTTTTTACATTCGGCCAACCAAACAAAACTACCGACTTTATTATTTTCGTGATCATGAATATCGTGCCTATTACAACGTTGATGGGGAGCTTGATGAAGTTGTAATCATCTACAGTTATAAGGTTCGTAAAGGCAACGGTTTCGGCGAGGCAATTAATACAACGAGTATTTCAGGTACACAAAGTACTTATAACCCTGGAGCAAAACGTTATATTCGTTTATCCATTAAAGGAAAAGAAATTGAAGAAACTCATTCTGATGCAGAATTAAATTTTGACATGCCTTCTTATGCCCTGACGGGAAATACGAAGAAGTTAAAAAATAGCCTTGGTTTCATACCATGTGTTGAAATCATTAATAATGCCCAAGGTTTCTCTAACGAAGGGGTGGGTGAATTTGACCAAATGGCAAATCACATCTGCACCCATGATGATTTAATGCGCACGATGCGCAAGAATATCACCTTCTTTGGTAACCCAACATTGCTTTCTTCTCGGCCTAAAACCGACTTGATGGAAGCAGGTGGTGACATGTCCGTTCAACGGCCATCTATTGCTGCTAACTCAGGTTTCATGAGCCCTTCGCCCATGAGCCGTTCGATGTTTAAATCGGATCCAATCAGCCGTGGCATGGATGGTCAGATCAGAGTACCAAGAGTTATTGCAAACCTTGAACCAAACGATCGTGTTGGCTACATTGTCCCAGATGCTATTACAGGTGATCAAAACGCATTTGCTCGGCAGTATCGGGAAGAGATCCGTACCGCTCTTGGTGGCGTGGATGAGCTGTCAATTTCTGCAGGTGTTACTGCAACTGAATACAAATCATTGTTTGGCCGCGTTGCCGCCACATCAAAGAAGAAAGCAAACGCCATTTACACCCACGGTATTTGTCGTTGTTTAGAACTTATTATTTACCAGGAAGAACAACTGTTTAAAACAACACTTGCAGCAGCTGCTGGTATGGAAAAACCAATTGAATTGCCTGATGATGCACCACCTGAACAGCAGGCTGCCTACGAAGATGCATTGAAACAATATAACGAGCAATTGAAGAAACTTATGTTAGCTTGTGTGGAAACTCAACAAATACCACCAAGTGTTGTTGGGTTGATTCCTGATGGGGACCTAACTGTTTTATGGCGTTGGCTTGGTCCCGTCTATGAAGATTCCACGCAGGATATTCTTAACAACTCTATTGTTGTAAGAAATCTTCAAGAATTAGGTGTTGATAGCATTGAAGCACTGAAGTACCTCTTCCCTTCTAAAACGGATGAGGAAAGAGCCGAGATGTTATCTGGGTTCCCATTCAGGATGGTGAACGAATTGCAGAGTGCTTATTCTCAATTTGCTCGTCTAGTGGGGGGAATGATGCAGACTCCTCACCCGCAAGCACCGGATTTACCGATGGCTGCGGATCCCAGATTGGATCTAACACCATATCTGTATCGAACATTAGAAGCTTTACAAAAGGAGATGAGTTATGCAGGACGCTACCGTCCAATCGATCCCACAGACGAGCCAAGTTCCGGCAGCGGTGGCTCCGAGCAGCTACGTGGCTCCGGCTCCGGCTC